GTATGCCCTATACGCGGCTTGTAAGAAGTCGCCACGAACTCATTAAGAGAACGTAATAAGGCCGATTTTTCCGCAGCATTGTTGACCAGCGTACCAGTTCCATGCGTTTTGACTAATCTTACTTTATTTTTATGTAGTTTGGCTACAGATAATGCACCATCTATAGCTTTTGAGTACCCTTCTCCACATTCAGATTGTCCTAATGGATTAGTATTGTCCTCTGCAGAAGTGTACGCGCCCATAAATCTAGCTAATGGGGGGCGCATATTTGGGTGTTCTTTTTCAAATATAGTAAGGGCTGCGCCTTGCCCTACGTAAAACCCATTATTTATATCGTCAAAAGCCGAAGGTTTACGTTTGCCCCCGTCTTCATCTTTTAATGTTAGGCAAGCTTTAGAATCCCCAAAAAACTCAAGCGATTGTACACAGACAGCGTTTTCTCCACTTAATACAATCACACGGTCAAACCCGTAGTAAAACATTAGGTTCTGCATATCCATAAGAACCTTTAAACTAGACGCGCACGCACTAGCATCTGTAGACACATGATCGTGAGCGTGAAACATTGCTGCGACCCGCCCTGCGTATATAGTCGTTAACGTAATAAAAGGTAGTTTAGTTTTGTAATGCAATTCAGCTTCAGGATTCTTATCGTAACGTGACTGAGTTCCTACCCAACCTTGAGTGCCTGCAGCAAAAATAAACGCTGTTTTACCTTTTACAGGGTTTTCTGTAACGTATTTTATAGCTTCAGCCGTAATAACTTTATTAAACGTGTTATGCGGTGGGTACGCCAACCCAGTTTTAGCGTTACGAAACGTATCAGGCATTACATGCGCACGTTGCGGGAAAGCTATATCTTCATACGTATGAATTTTGTCAGTACATACCGTAGCAGAATAGGTCATATAAATCATCCTATGACCTCCATAGCTTCTTCAACAGTATTGAAGTCTCTATTTTTATGTTTATCACAATAATCTTTAAGGTCTTGTATAGATGTTGTAGGCATGTGCATAGCCGCTTCATCGTCTAAATCAAACACTTCGGAGATATATTGATATGTTAAAACACCGTCTAGGCTATCTAACCCAGTAGCGTTTTCTGTTACAGAAGTATCCATAGAAGTAGCGCGTGTAAAAATATCTTCGCGTACTACAGCTAATCCTGCACAACGGTTAAAAAGTTCAAGAAAATCCATTTGTCGCTCCTAGTTAAGGGTACTTTAATATACAAAATACTTAAAGGTATGCAAGTAGACACCGTAACTTGTTACCAAACTTAACTATGAATTACTTACAAATGTTAGTGCTATTCCCGCAGAAGCTACGGCAGGGCGAGGAGAAGCGGCAGCAGAAGCATATAAAATAGCATCCGTATCGTCAGTAGCCCAAAAAACTTCTATGTAGTCCCCACCGGTAAGCGCTAAAGAGCTATTCCAATTAGCGATGTCCTTGCCGCCAGAACCTGAAATTATGTACTCATGTGCGCTGTATGCTTGCGCCGTACCGTTTACCGCTAACCAAATAGACACCGCCTTACTTGAACTACTGTTAGACGCTAGTTGTAGTGTAGTTTTTACGTGGTACACTCCGTCGTCTACAACAGTGAGTCTAGAGTTATTAACCACGCTAACATCACTAGCAGCTCTAGTAGTATTAAAGGTTACAGCATACCCTGTATCTGCATCAGTAGCAGTCTGATCGACCGTGCTGTAAAACACTCCATAAGGGAAATGTAGGAACTTACCGCCGTTTTCTATATCAAGAAGTGCGCCAATAATATTAGCGGTACGGTTAAAAAACAAACGTAGAATATTACTATTCTGATCCGTAAACGGTCGATTATATTCTTCGGGTGCTAACGGTAGCGCTGGTGGTTCTACTTTATTAATTACATTAGCCATTAGCGCCTACCATCAGGACGCATATCTATCCTTGGAGTGCCAAGCTGCCACGTAACTCCTGCAGCGGTAGATTCTACCTTTACCGCCATCTGCCTACCACGAACTCTAGTATTAAGTTGTCCTGTATATTCTTCAACAGGTAGCACAGCACTTCTGGTTACGGTTCCCGCGTTAGTCCCCCCTTGCGAGGTGGGGTTGTTATACCCTGAACCAGAGTTAGCAAGTGGCAATAGAGTCATTGTAGCCGTTGGAGCCGCACTGGTAGAGCCGGTGAACTCCATATCTGGTAGTACGCGCCACACAAAAGCAAACTTATGTCCATCATCTAGGTCAAACTGCGCAGAAGATATAGATGCGGCTATAGGTTGTGTAGTTGCACCTTCATTGTCATCTACACCTAGCTCATGGTTAACCAAGTTATAACTATATGTAGCGGCTAGCGGATACTCACGAAGTCCAGAATCTAGCCATGCTGTGCGCTTCATGGTGCCGTAATACCAAATATCTTCTAGGTAATTATATACTACGTACCTATCAATTTCGACTTGGTTGGACGAGCAGTAGAACCACCAAATTTCGTGAAACGCTTCATTTGTACCAGTAAACACTTGGTCATACTGCTGCACGTTAAAATCACTAAAGATAAACCGCCGCAGATCGCATCGTAACGTTTGAGTTCTACCATCATACTTGTAAAATTTATCTTTACCCATCCAGTAAGCAATGCCGTTAGCGTAGGCAACAGAGTTCTGTGATGCGATAGATACATTCTCTCCAACCAACTGACCCGCCCAAACTGCAGGTGCCCCAACATACTGCAAGGAGTACAAAGAAGAATTAGTCCAGACCAGTACTTCCTGACGTGCCTGTGATGCAGCGATAATTTCGGTACCACGGGACAACCGCAAGCTACCAGCTTGATTAGTAGCAGAAGGAGTCCAGTTAACCGCGCTCTCTTGGTCAGACCACCGGATAAGCATAGGGTCAACAACAGATGTGCCGATATCATTAGTCCCAAAACAAAACACAAATCTGTTAATATCTGATACTAACAACACTTGCTGCTGTATTGGCACGTCAGATGCGCCCCCAAGACTAGACAGCAAAACTCCACGTGTGTTTGCGCCATTTGTAGCGTCCCAATAAAATATAGAACCATTACGAGGTCCAAATATAAGGTCTTCTCCAAAGTTTTGTTGGCTCCACAGCCTAATAGCATTTGAAGAAACACCACCTGTACCCCAAACACCCGCACCCCAAGTACCCGCACCCCAACCTGTTAGGGGTATAGAATACGCAAAACCTGTATTTATCTGGTAAGTCCCAACAACAGAACCACCACCATTGCCACTATCGCTAGCATTAGCTGTAACTGTAGCGCCGGATGTGTCTTTAGCTGTTATGGTGTAAGTGTTTAACCCAGTAACCGCGACTATTTGGTATTCCTGATTAAGGACAGCGGCGGTTATGTTTCCTCCTAGAGAGGCAGCGCCGGAGAAAGTAACAAAATCATCTGCGATAGCCCCATGAGCTGTGTTTGTTACTGTTACAAGTGGCGAGCCATCTGTGGCAGCAAAAGTTACTGCGCCTGCAGATGTAGTTGTGCGTATAGGAGTTACATCGTTGTAGTTGCCTCCTAGCTCAATATAAAACTTAAGGTTAGTGCCCACACCAATATAATTAAGACTTCCTAGTGTAATCCAGTTCCACAATGACCGGCACACACCTTCAAAAGTGGTCGCGGAAATACGCTCCCAACCCCCTATCTTTTCCGGCAGGCTCTGGCGAAATCGTACTTTGTCACTTTCGTACCAACCGCCTTCTGCTGCGTACACAGGTTTCTCTCGGTTTACGCCTGCTTTAAATAATATCTTCTGAAGGGGCATAAGTTATTCCTCAGTGTGTAAAGCTCTCATCCTGTCTACTAATCTTCTAGCACGATTTGGCACTTGAGTATACCATTTGGAATCAACCATTTCATCTGCGGCTCTATTCCAGTCTTTTGCGTCCACACCTGCTTTCATACCAACAAATTTTGACAGTCTAGGCCGACCCATATTAAACATCATGTTGCACAATATATGTTGTAGCTCTTCGTCAAGGTCGTCAAAGTCTGGGTACAGCACTTTGCACTCGTCTATAGTCACTGCTATGTCTAATGCGAACAGGCTCCTAACTCGCTCCTGTTCAACAACAGTGCCAACTGGCTTGCCAAATTCTTCGTCATGCTCAGTGATTAAATGACCCACACCACACGTTGGCAGTGCTAAGTGATCCAAATACACCTCGTATCTGCAGCCTTCGTCTTCGGCTATTTCTTCGCGCAATCTATCTTTATTCATCTTTTTATACCTTTCAAGCCACGCAGCCCAAAGCTTGCAGCTATTGAAGCATAAACTGCATACTGAAACCAGTCAGGCGTACCATTTAAAGCAGCAAAGCCACGCTCAACATAAGGCTGAGTAAAAGGAATGAAGCACATAGCAATTATTAAAATAAACAAAATAGTCCATGCTTCGTCTTTCCAGCTATTGTCGCTGGCTTGAGCCATGATCTTTTCCCAACCAGCCTCATGGGTGGCAGCCACCTTCATTACTTCAGCTTCTGCTTCAGCTTTAGCTTGAGCAACCTTACCTTTGGCTTTGGTTTGCTCGACCTTTGATTCCATCCAGCTACCAGCTAATGATGCAATCGGACCAATCAATGCTTGTATCATCTACTTACCACCCGTCAAATATTTCATCTCTGTCTCCAGAACGGAAACACGCCGCAACAAATCTACAATCTTATCCATGTGCATACTGTTGCTATTTGCTGCCTCAAACAAGCCCTCAATGGCCTCGGTATTACGCATAATGTCACGCTTCATATTTACGTTCTCTTCAATAGCCATGCGACTGGACATCTGCTTCACAGTCTCTTCTAGCTGGGAAATTGTTTGAGCTTGTTGGCTAACCCACCAAACGCCACCAGATACCTGAAGAACCATAGCCACAACAAGTGCAACGGGTAAGCGTAAATTATCCATTGTTTTTCCTGTTCTCTTTCGCTTGCTCTTTAGTGGTGCGGTTGTGCATGTTCCACATCATTTTGTTAACATCCCCCCTGCTAGTTTTCTACACTGATATCTAACTGGCTTGTGTGATTTCATATACTTATTAACGTCACCAGCCATTTGTAATGCTCTTGCCTTGCATCTGGATTCAGTCTCAAACCACTGCTGTCCTTCCAGAACTACACATTGATCCATGTTTGCTATAAAGCAGGCTGTTACTAATGCTTGCCACATTACTTATCAACCTTGTGTTCCTGTTTGTGTTCGTGACCCATCCAAATGCCAAACACACCAGTCATTACGCCCATAACCACAGATACAAATGCTGATTGACTGGCAGTCGGTGCATCCAGTTCCATAAACCATTCAGCACAACGCCATGACATAACTGTAGATGCAAGCATCATACAGCGTGGCAGTATTTTCCATTTAAGAAACTGATCTACACTAATCATATGACAAACGCCTTTGCTACACTGACCATCAAGAAAACAAACAAGCCCACCGCTATGACAATGATCGTTCCAATAAGTAGAACTTGCTTCATCGTTTCTTCAAACTCTCTGGCTTCTTGTATTTTCTTACGCCTAGCTGCCGCCTCTGCTTCCTTGGCTTCTTGAATACGCTTGGCTCTTTCAGCTATAATGCCAGCCCAAGTGCCATGACCAAACCGCATGTCAACCATAGTTGCTACTTCTTGCAGCTTCTCAGTAGCTATTCTAGCATCTATGATTTCTTTAGCTACAGTATCAACGCCAAACTGATCGCCTAAACCGCCACCAGCTTTTTTATTTCTAAGTTGTTGTACTTCTTTCTCGCCACGGAACAAATCATCTATCTGCCCAGCTATCTGTCCGATATCTTTAGCAGTAGAGATGTTGCTCTTGATAAAATCCACCGAAGCCTTAACAAGACTGATGCCTGTGAGAACTTCTGCGACTACCACATTAGCCTCGCATCACAACACTCAAAAGCAATATAATTGTAGTGCCAGCAGTTCCAATCATAATATGTTCAATGCGTTTGATACGCAGGATAGTTTCCTTCCAACGCTCCGCGCATACAGCTTCATGCGTATCTACCTGTGCCTGTACAGATTCAGCGGTCACTTTTGCCATCAGTCAGCATCCGCAATGGTTAAGGTGCCAGCAGCTACTTGCTTTAGGATTTCTGCGTAGTGGCGGTTGGCTGGGTCGAGGGGTACAAACATTTTTTCACCATCTATTGTAGCTTCAACAAGACAGTTGTTACTGTCACTATCTACATGATACTGAGCTATTGTAATATTCATTTCATTCATAATTATAACTCCGCATCTATTCTAAAATAGCCGCTTGCGGTAATCCTCAGTTGAGCCGCGTCGTCTGAACTAAAAGGCGTAGAGGGTGAATCCATGTTAATGCCAAGAGAATTACCATTCATGTAAATGTTGTTCATCGTACAATCAGTTTCAGTGCCGCCACTATGAACAATTTGCTCCCCATCAAATGCTATTGTTGGCTTTGCCCTCATAACTGTAGGCAACCATATTACACCATCAGCATCGTCCGCATCTGTACAGTGCAAAATTGTAAAAGTACCTGTGTTTCCTGAAGAACCTTCATACCCAACATAATACCGCTGACACCTACGCAACTCATCGCCAAACGACCGATGTTCAAACGGCGTGGCCTGTTCGCCTACTTCAAGCTGTACGCCTGTGATGTAAAATTCGTTAGATGTGTTGTCTGCTATATTAACAGTTTGACCTACAGCCTCATCTGCTGTGGCATAAGCTGTCCAATCTGTTTGTGCGGAGCCTGATGTTCTTCCCGTACCTGCGCCTAAATACCAAGTAAAAATCATACCTGACCCACTATCGTTATTTATCACAGAGGAATTAGAAGAGCCTTGCCAAGTAATTGTTTTTCTTTCCCAAGTATCTGCGGAAACAATAGTGTATGTTTTTCCCCACTGTTTAGCAGCGTCAGCTAAATATGAAGAAACTACATAAGTTCCAGTTTTATTGGATTTAACATAAAAACTTAACGTAATAGACTTTGCATCAGATGAACCGAAATTTAGCTGTTGAAGATTTAAGCCTTCTAATTTAGTTCGTATTGCAACTACATCACCCGAAGCAGGGCTAGCATCCGCAACTGTTACATCCATTTTTAAGGAAGTAGTAAAATCAGTTGGGGCAGTTGTACTTTGACTAATAGTATATGTACCCATAGTAGTTATGTTTTGGTCAAATCTATCGACAGCGTGATAACCTTGTGCAGTAACACTACTTGTACTCGTACCCCGCTGCGCCACCTGCATCGCACCGTTGATAATAAGGTTCCTGTTTGATAACGCCGTCTGAGAACCTATCAGTGCGGCTAGTTCTGCTGCTTTACTCATGCTAGGTCTCCGTATCCAACAACTGATACCCTTTTGTCTACATCTGTACCGCTTGTGTTTCTTGTCAAACTTCTCATTTGACTAGCAGTTTGGAATCTACCAAGTATGCCCAAGTCACCAGATGTGCTGCTATTTGTACCTGCAACAGGACCGTCATCGTCATTCATCGCAGACGTAAGATTGTATCCAGTATCGCCAGTACCTGTGTCTGTTAATGAGGCCACGTTAAAAGACGATGTTGTTGCTGGCGTAGCGTCCACAGTCCTTTCGGCATAGGCTTTCGCACTACCGTTGGCAACATACTCCATACCCACGCTGTTGTTCCCAGCGGCATCCTTCAGGGTGTTTACTCTAAGTTCGCTTGCCATTATGCTAGGTCTCCTGCAATCATATATCCAGCAAAAC